AGGAAAATCCCGAAAAGCCGTGAGCACAAATATTCGCACTCTTCTGGAAGAAGGAAAGCCGCGAGATCAGGCCATCGCGATTTCTATGAATATGGCCGGAATGTCGAAGAAAAAGAAAATGATGAAAGAGATGAAGAAACACTAATGGCTGGGAACGATCTAAGCCGCACCCCACTCTCCCCCGAAGACAAGACAGCCTTCCTGAATCACTATCGGGATACGGCAAATTTTTCCGAATCTTGCAAAGCCGCAGGTAGATCGAGCCGCGCCTTCCAGAATCATCGAAAAAACGATCCTGAATTCGCCTCTGAATGCGAGACCGCGCGAAGAGAGGCTATCGACAAACTTCATGGCTGCTTATGGAAGCGGGCCTTTCAAGGAACGGAAGAGCCGATCATGCACCAAGGCGAAATCGTTGCTTACAAGGTTAGACACGATAGCCAGTTAGGGATGTTCCTATTGGAACGTATGGCCCCGGATGAATTCGGGCGTAGGGATAGGACTGAGCTTACCGGGAAGGGCGGCTCGCCTCTTATCCCGAATAAGATGGACGATATTGAGGTGGCCCGCAGATTGGCCTGGGTTTTCACAAACGCTACAAGAAAGAAGTCCGAAATATTAGAATCACCTAAAGAACAAGACCCGAATGTGGTCACTACCGGATCAGAGCCGGAGAAGGTTGTTCATTAAATGAACACGGTGTTCACGGTATGAACAGGATCGTGTTCATCGCATGAACGCAGTGATTATGGCTGGTGGGCGCGGGCTCAGGCTCCACCCGATCACCGAAAAGATACCCAAACCGCTTATCCGCGTCGGCTCCAAGCCTCTTCTCGAAACCATCATTGACGGGTTCGCTAAGCAGGGATTTGATAGATTCTTTCTCTGCGTTCACTATAAAGCAGAATTGATCGAAGAGTATTTTGGGGATGGAAGCGATAAAGGAATTCACATAGAATACATCAGGGAAAAAACCCCCCTAGGAACCGCTGGCGGATTAAGCCTTCTTCCGATGTCGAATTCTCCGATGATAGTTTCCAACGCGGACGTGATTGCTGAAATAGATTATCTACATCTTTTATCGACACATGAAGAAAGCGGTAAGGATGCGACAGTCTGCCTTGGTCTTCATCAGTATCAGGTCCCGTTCGGCGTCGTCTCGGTCAAGAACGATAAGGTTACGATCAGGGAAAAACCGATTGAGAACTTCGAGGTGAATGCTGGAATCTATGTTCTTCCCGGGGATATTTCCGCGAGGATCAAAAACGTTCCGATAGATACGCCGGACCTTCTGGATCAACTGACTGTCAACCCATATCCTATCTTAGGATACTGGCAAGACGTTGGTCATTTTGACTCTCTTGCCAAGGCTCACATTGAATGGTCAATGAGGGCGGTCGCGTGAATCCCTTCGCCCCCCTCTATAAAGCCTGCAACGCACCAAAGACTACGCTTCCTGATTTTCCGAGAATCATAGACCTTGAGGTTACAAATTCCTGTAACTTCAGGTGCATCTTTTGTCCCACCGGAAACAGGTCCATGAAACGCCCGACTGGGTTCATGGATTTCGGTGTGTTTGTTAGAATCATAGAACAATGTCAGGATAAGTGCCACGGGATCAGATTTATCGGGTGGGGGGAGCCGTTGCTTCATCCCGACATTGCGAAATTTGTTGAATACGCCACCCAAAGTGATATTCTCACTCACATCAACACGAACGCCTCGAAACTCGATACTTTGAAAGCGGGGGAATTGGTTGACGCTGGTCTGTCCTCGATCAAATTTTCGTTTCAGGGCGTGGATAAAGAATCCTACAAGACAATGCGAAAGATAGATTTCTTCGAGGGCATGATAAAAGCAATCGAGAGAATGAGCATCGCCAGGGGGCATAGGAAGTTTCCCTATATCGCTGCGTCAACATCCGTGGCCGACGAAACCCCCGAACAAATCGAATCTTTCCGCGAGAGGCTTGAGCCTATTGTAGATAGTCTTTCAATCGGCAAGACGATATTCGGTTTTATGGATCTAGGAGCGGCTAGACTTACCCCCCGAGAACGCGCTATGATTGAGCGTCTAATCGAGGAAGAGCCAAAAACCCTAAAACACCCCGATCCGTGTCCCGAGGTTTATGATAAGCTCACGATCCAATGGGACGGTTCTGTAAGGGTGTGCTGCAACGATCATTCCGGAGAGACTGATCTGGGGAACGTGATGACTTCGAGCCTTGAGGCAATCTGGACCCACCCGACTCTCACTCACTATCGGGAGAGGTTGGCGAACAAGGAATACTCTGGCCCTCTCTGTTCAACGTGCTACTCTTATATGGCGGTTACATGATCCCCTTATGGATTCCAGAAGTCGAAGCTAAAGTACGTTCCGAGGCAAAGAACCTCGATCAACAATCCCGCTCGAAGGAAGTCAAATACTGCCGATCTTGCGTCGTCTCAAATCAGAGACCAAGAATCGTATTCGATAAGACCGGACTTTGTTCTGCCTGTCTCTACGCGGACTGGAAGAATAACGGTATTCCCTGGGACGAGAGACACGATAAACTCGTTTCTCTTCTTTCCAAGCACCGGAGAAAATCGGGTTACGATGTAATCGTTCCCTGTTCCGGGGGAAAGGATTCTGCTTACGTCGCTCATATTCTGAAGCACAAATACAACATGCATCCTCTGTGCGTAAAGTTCGCCCCATTTATGTACACGGATATAGGACGGAGAAACTGGGAGAATTTTCAACAGGCCGGGTTCGATTGTCTTGAGTTATTTCCCGAAGGATTGACTCATCGCAGGCTCGCTAGATTGTGTTTTGAATATCTGGGTGATCCGTTTCAACCCTTTGCTTACGGGCAGCTTGCTTTTCCGATGAAGATGGCGGAACGCTACGGAATCGGATTGGTGATGTATGGAGAGAATGGCGAAGCCGAGTATGGCGGCGATCCGACCGCAAACGACAGGCCATGCTGGGATACGAGCGATTGGGAAAGAATCTACGTCAAGGGCTCTGGAGTCGAAAGAGTATGGGAGATAGGGAAATCTCTAGGAGTTCTACAGGATTCGCCGTCAGAGGCATATATCTTTCCCAACAGAGAACATGAGAAAGCGGAGTTTCATTGGCTTGGCTATTATCTGAAATGGCATCCGCAAAGTAATTATTACTATTCCAGCGAACACACGGGGTTCTCGGCCAATCCCGAACGATCCGTGGGCACTTACTCGAAATACGCCTCACTTGATGACAAAATGGACGGCCTTCACTATTACATGGCTTATGTCAAATTCGGCATAGGCCGGTGTACCTCCGACGCGGCCCATGAGATTCGAGATAGTGACATAACTAGAGAAGAAGGCGTAGCTCTTGTTCGAAGATACGACGGTGAATATCCTGAAAAATATTTATCAGAATGTCTGGATTATTTAGGAATGGACGAAGATCATCTAGCGACCGTGATTAACAGATTCAGGCCGGATAACATCTGGGAAAATCTAGGAGAAGACGGTTGGCGACTGAAAAACGGGATATGGAAGAAAGTCCTGTCGGAAGCAGCCTGAACGAGAGGTTTCCGTTCTGGGATGAAGATGTGACCATTACAAGGGTTGTCGGCCAGCGTCATTTCGTTGCCTTGCTTGGATCAAGCAGGAAAGAAATTGAATTTAGTTTTTGTAATAAATGCGGAACACCCGCAATTCATAGATTGTTTTATGAAGACAGAGTTATTGAAATTTGCCCCGGATGTTTTACTGAAATGATGCAGGGCAACGGATGATAAATGGCCGGACGGTTTTAGGTTTGATCCCCGCTAGAGGTGGATCAAAACGGGTTCCAGGAAAGAATCTTAAGATGCTCGGCGGCAAGCCGATGATTAACTGGACCGTGGAAGCAGCGAAGAGAAGCAAATACCTCGATAAATTAGTTCTCACCACCGAAGACCCGGCCATTATTGCTGCGGTTACAAATAACGGCGTGGAGATCGTCAATCGCCCGGCTGAATTGGCCCAGGATAGATCGAATGTTTACGATGCTATCTTTCACGCATTGGAATTTTTCGAGCCCCATGATTATCTCTGCCTTCTCCAAATCACCTCTCCCTTGAGAACAGCGGAAGACATAGACGGGTGCATAGAAAAATGCGTATTTATGAACGCGCCTTCTTGCATTTCTGTCGATAATAAACGCCCCGTAGCAAACGGAGCGGTCTATGTCGCCTGGACAACCTGGATAAGGGAAATGAGACAATTCGATTCCGGAAGGGTGGTTACTTATTCCGTGCCTAGGGACAGATCAATCGACATTGACACAATAGACGATTTTCACAAAGCAGAGAGAATCATCGCCGCAAGACTGGCTGCATGAAGAATCGAATAATCTCCGAGACAAAATCAATAATCTACGGAATAACGGAACCGATCAAACTCAGGTTTTCCAGGGAGCCTTGCCTAAAGGCCGATCCGTTGGTTTCGGTTTATATCCCGACCCATAACAGGCGGGATTTGCTGCTTGAGCGCAGCCTGAAAAGCGTTCTTGCCCAGACATATAAAAAACTGGAAATCGTCGTTGTCGCCCACGGGTGCACGGACGGCACGAATAAGGCTGTGATGAGACATTTCTTCACGGACGGAAGAATTAAATTCATCTCCATACCGAGGGAAGAGGCCTATCCGCCGATCCTGGAGAATCATTGGTTTACCGGGAGGGTGGTTCCCTCGAATGTCGGATTAAAGCATTGCACGGGCGATTGGGTCGCCACGATAGACGACGATGATTCGTACTTGCCAGACGCGATAGAATCTCTTCTGAGATTTGCGCAGACCTACGGATATGAATTTGTTTCCGGCGGTTCAGAGAATCAATCTGGCCCAATTCCGCCCTATAAACTCGGGAATGTGAAAATAGGCGGGATAAGCACTTGGTTATACCGTTCATATCTCAAGAGCTTCAAATTCAATCCTGATTGTTGGAGAAAAAACTGGAACAAGGTCTGCGATGTTGATTTACAGGATAGGTTTTTCAAGGCCGGGGTTGAGATGGGTTACTTGGATAAAATCGTGACGAAGATTCTACCACGACCAGGGGATAATGTCGTCGGTTTGGCTGCTGCCCGTCAAAACCGAGAGGGGTATTTAAGGCATCTGGCTTTCAAGTAGGAGGCCGCCATGCTTGCCCCCCCCATAAGTTCGATTGGGAATACAAAAACTATAAACTGAAAATAACAAGCGATGAACCGTGCGATATATTGAGTGCGTATTCCCTCGATGCGTATTCCCTCGATATGCTCACGCAACTCGGCGTCTTGAGAACATCGTATGATATTGTCGGCATAAAATTGAGCCGACAGGGCAATCCCCTGGATTACTTTTTCAAATACGAAACCAATCGGAACGACGGGCGTGTTTTCAAGCAGGCGATGAAATTCATGGGTTGGTGTCCGTCCAACCCATGAATTTCATCGCCT